GTCTTGGCTGGCCTCGAGCTCGAGCCGGTCACATCTACTCTGGAGATCAGCGCATCTCCTCTTGTAGAGGACCACGGTGCGCGACCACCTCGCCACCTTCTCGTCGCGAGTCGTCCGGGCCCCGCACCTGGGGCACGGCTCTTCACTCGCCCTCCCCCACAAGAAGGGGTTTTTTCGATGCCCCATCCAGAAGCAGGCGGAGCACCAGTGGTGGGAGGTCCCACCTATCAAGACTCGACCACGTCGCGAGGGTCGATCTCTCTTCGCCTTCATGCCTCGCCTCATCGACCAATTGGCCAGAAACTTTAGTGGCTCCCCGCGGGGCACCGTAACTTCGAGAGAAGCCGCCGGGAAGTTGTCGGGTCGGCGTAGGTGAATTGCCCAAAAAATAGGCTTTCGAGGATCGCCTCTAAGGGGCCTTTCTCGAGTCACCCTTAGAAGGGGACCAGGGGACCTTTTTTCCCTCGGCTACCCACAACCCTCGCTTTCAAGGATGGGTCGAAAATTCTCGCCCCGCGCGAACGATGCCCGTCACGGGGGGTAGGTCCTAGACTCGAGGAACCCGTCCTCGTCGTAGTAGGCTCGATAGATTCGAGCGAGGTTGATCCCCCACTCAGAATCGTGGGCCCCCTGGACCCGCTTGTTCTCGAGGACGTCGTGCTTCAGGCTGACGGCGTGGGCCCACTCGTGGATTAGGGTCTCGATCGCGACGTACCAGGTCAGGGACCCGTCGATTCTGATGAGGATCCTTCGGCCTCGCCGGTAGCACTCCCCGTAGTCTCGGTCCTTCTTGAAGGGGTTGGGCGACTTGGCGACGACCACCTTCACGGGATAAGGAGTGAGGAAGTGATCTCGGAGCCACCCCTCGACCTGCCTCAGCCTTCCTCTTCGGGTCCTCGCCATCGGCATCTTCTCGGCCCCCTCGACCATATCCCGAGCCACTCGAGGTAGCGGCGCGCCCTCAGCTTGTTCTCGAAGTCGTTCCACCACGGGTTGACCCCGCTGGGGTGGGGCACCACCACCACGGAGAAGTATAGGTCCGAGGCAACCTCGGCGGGCAGGAAGTATCGAGGAGGGCCCAGGTTGAAGGCTCGGGCGACCCTCCTCCCGGCGAGGAGCACGACCTCCGGCTTGGAAAACCTTCGCCCCCCCGAAGTCGACCACCCTCCTCGCCCGGTAGAAAGCGTCGAGGAGCTCCCCGGCCCTTGAGCGTGCCAGGTCCATCGGAAAGTCCGAACCTTTTCGGGCCTCGCCGGGCCATTCCGGGAGGAGGTTCACGTGGGTCGTCGCCTCGCAGAAGCCGAGAAGGTGTGGGTGCTTCCAGAAAACGGAGCCGGGAGTGAGGTAGTGGTTGGAGCGGTAGCCGGCGGCCTTGAGCGCCAATCGTCGCTGAAGCTCCCTCTTCCTCGGGTCCCGCGCAGGGGCTTCTCCCACGAGCAGGTAACGCTTATCCCTCATTATCGAGCCTCCTCGCGATCCGATTACAACCCTCGTGTTGTCCTCGCTCATTTCTTGTACCTCTCCCCCTCCCAGCCCTCGGCCTCGATCGGGACCCCGTCGAGCCACGGAGGGGGGTCGACCATCAACCGGCAATACTCGTCCACGCTTCCCCGCCCCAGCGGGGCCTCACTCACGAGCTCGTCGTGTACGCGGCCCACCAGGTCGTAGCCCGCCCTGGTGGTGGAGCGCGCGCCCCACATCATCGCGTCGCGGGCGGTGGCCTGGACGGCGTTCTCGAAGAAGCGGCCCGGGATGATCTTCATCCTCTCCCACTTCCGAGTCTTCGAGTTCGTCCCCATGTGGGTCACGGTCCACCTTCGCTTCCCCCAAGGGGTCGTCTTGAGCTCCACTTTCGGGTCGAGGTAGGCGAGCTCGCGCCCGGACGCGAGCCGCATGAAGAGGAAGCGCCCCCGAACCTGGAACTCCACGGCCCGGTAGGACTCCACCTCCCCCCTCTTCTTGAGCGCCCTCTTGGCCGCCCGCTCGAGCCCGTACCACATCGCGACGACCTCGAAGTACACTTCCCGGTAGTGCTTCACCATCCTCGTCGCCACGGCCAGCGTCGTGGGGGCCTTGAACCTCTCCGCCTGGGCCATGAGGCCCACCGCCCCGAGGCCGAAGCAGCACCCCAGGACGGCGTGCTTCGAGTGCTGCCTCTGTGCCTCCCCCACGTCGTCGTAGGCCACCCCGTAGAAGTCGCGGGCGAACATCTTGTACTCGTCGAGGCCCCTCTCGAAAATCTCGATCCCGTATTGGCAACCGGCGTACCAGACCGCGATCCTGTTCTCGACCTGACGGAGATCGGCCGCCAGGAGCCTCTTCCCGGGGCCCGCCACAAGCATCGGTCGAAGCATCCGGCTCGCGAAGTGTGGGACCATGCCGTACAGGGTCTCGACCGCTCCGAGCGGGTCCTCGCTCCTCAGCGCGCGGAGCGCCACCTCGACCCCGTCGTCGGTCTTGGAGATGGAGGCCCGGGGGAAATTCTGGATCTGGATCCCGCGCCCGGCGTCGCGCCCGGTGCCGGCCCCGTGGTAGAGGATGTTGTTCTTGACCCTGCCATCCCGGCAGAGACGGGCCCTCATGGCGGCGTACTTCCTCGTCGAGGACTTCCCGAGCTCCCTCCTGAGCTCCAGGAACTTCCGGGCCCTCCTCGGGAGCCCCCCCTCCTTGAGGAGCACCCCGCGCAGCCCGGTCCCGGCGAGCGCCCGCTCGATCGTGTCGGCCGTGTAGTCCGGCAACCTCACCCCGAGGCCCTCGAGCCAGGCGAGCGCCCTGTCCCGCTGGGAGTCCGACTCCACCGCGCCGCCCGTCAAGGATCGGATCTTTTTGCGGGCCCTCGCCTGGTGCCTCTGGAGCAGGTCGAGCACCAGCTCGACGGACTCCGCGTCCACCGCCCACCCCCTGAGGTTCATCCTCACCGTCAACCTCCAGGTCTGGAGCTCGAGGGGAGGGAGGCGCCTCGACGGAAGGGCCTCGTATATGGCCCTCTCCGCCCGGACGTCCTGCCGACAATACTCGTAGAGCTCCTCGAACTCCCCCGGGGCCGTCCCCGGCGTCCACCTGGTGGAGGGGTCGTTCTTCGTCGGCCTCCTCGGCTTGCACAGCTTGTTGACGAGGTGCTTTCCGCGGTGGCCCTTCTGGATCTCGAGGCCGAGGGCGGCCCCGCAGTTGTCGAGGGCGGCCGGGAGCGCGAGCGTCAGGGCGACCGCGGACGTGTCCCTCCATTGCTCGAAAGGGATCGGGGGCCACCCCATCCGGGCGGCGCACACGTCGGACCAGACAGGGATCTCCATCTCGACGTTCCACGCGTGGACGAGCGCGCCGCGAGCCACTTGGCGAAATAGGCGCCCGGGTGGTCGGTCGCCCGGAACCCAGACTCGGGGGTCCTCCCCTCCGATCGCCCAGGCCGCGCAGAGGATCTCCGTGGAGGGGTGCTCCGCGTGACGAGAAGACCCGACCTTCTTGACGTTGGCCTCGGAGTAGGTCTCGAAATCCAGGTGTACGGGCTCGAGGGAGGGCACCGGCTACTTCTTCTTTTTCTTGGGCTTCTTCGGCCTCCCCTTCCCGCGGTCCTTGAGCATCCTGCACCCGGCGCAGAGCAGGTGCCGGCACTTCGGGCACACGACGAGCTTCCCAATCGTCTTCATTTCCCTGATCGTCGTGTCGCACCCGCAGCAGCACCAGCGAAACATCAAGATCGGCGCCGTCGCCACTCCTTGGTCCTCCCGTTCTTGGGGAACCCTCGGAGCAGGATCTCCCTCTCCCGGGGGCCGAAATAATCGAAGTGGCCCCCGCGCCTCAACTCCGAAGCGTCCCCGACCCACTCGACCGGGGTTTCTCCCGTGTCGCTCGGGTCCCCTCCCGCCGCCCGGATCACGAGCGTCCCCCTCCGGGTGAGGCCCACTATCTCGTAGCTCCTCTCGACCTTCACGCGAGGCCCCCCGTGATGGTTTAGCAGAATATAGGTGTTGATCTGAAAAAGTCAAGGATTGAATATATTCTTTGAAACTGTGGGGTTAACCCTTCCCCCTCCGGCGAGGTGTGACGAGGATCGGGTTGAAGTTGGAGACGACCTTGTACCGCTCGTCCACCACGAAGGAGCACTGAAGGGGGTCCTGGTAGGCGCACCCGAGCCGCTCGGCGTAGGCGTTCCACCCGATCAGCGACCCGTTTTGGACGAAGAGGCGCGGGTACATGAGTTCGTGGTGGTGACCGAAGACGTCGAGGTGGGTCGGCCCCTGGTCGGTGAGCTCGAACCGAGGAGGCAGCGTGGACTGGATCCTCTGGATCCTCTTGTTGGCGGGGATCGTGACCCCCCCGATTCCTCCCTGGTAGGTGATCGCGTCCCCGTGGTGGAACGAGATTCGAAACCCGTACAGGTCCACGGCTTGGTGGTAACCCGCCGCCACCTGGAAAGTCACGCGCGGCTCGTTCTCGAACCTCCTCGCGAGGTGCTGATAGGCGAGCCACTCGAAGGAGTTCTTCGCCCCGGAGGAGACCTTCAACTTCTGACCCGTCCTTCCGTGGTTCCCGTAATTGGCGGGGACCAGGAGGTGCTCGAAGTCGGACTCATCGAGAAGGTATTGAATCCCCGCGGTCAACGTTTCGTGGATGAGGAGGGCCTCCTCCACTGGGGAGAGGAAGTTCTCCTCCTGGTACTCCTCGTGGATGTAGCCCGTCATGAGGTCGCCACCGAGCCACAGCACTCCTTGGTTGATCTCCCACGAGGCGCGAGCCCCCTTGAGCATTTGAAGCTGGGACTCGAAGAACTGCCGAGCTCGCTCCTGGGCGATCGAGGGGCTGTACTCGTTCCTGTACCCGATAGTCTCGGGGCGGACCCTCTCCCCCATGTGCCAGTCGCTCGCGCACATCACGTAGGCCGCGGCGGGGAGCCTCTTCCCCTCCTTCCTCTTTTTCCAGACCTTGAAGGGGCGCGGTGCGGGCGCCTCCAAGAGGGCGTCGACGAACGCGAGGCGGCTACCGGCCTCCGCGAGCTCCTTCTCGAGCGCCCGGATCGCCTGGCGGGCCTCTCTCTTCTCGGCCTGTTCCTTTTCCCTCCGGCGCCTCTCGGCGAGGGCCAGGACATCGGTCTTTCCACCTTTCCCGGGCGCGCCGAGTAGCCTCCTCGCCTCCTCGATCCTCTCCCTTTTCGCCACGCTACACCCCGTGAATCGCGGTTTTGAATTTATCCCCGTAGGTCCGATGACCCCACCGATTGAAGCTACTAGTGTCCGGGGAATTGTAGCCGAACTTCTCGACGAGGTGGTCGTAGACCTGCTTCATGCTCCACGTGGTTTTCCCAGAGTTCGCCATCTCGACCCACGTGTCCACGAACTCCTTCGCCTCGGGGCGGGACCTGAACCACCTCTTCACGCTCCCGCGGGCGCCCCTCTCCGCGGAGTTCACGGCTAGCGTGGACCTCGCGGCGTTCTTCTTGGTCGGGGCCGCCCGCGCGGCCTTCTTTCCCGCGGTCTTCCTGGTTTTCTTCCCCGCGATCTTTTTCATCTCAATCCTCCTTTCAATAGAATCGCTCCCGAGAGCATGATCGCGGTCCCAGCGAGGACGCGCGCCCAGCTCGAGACCTCGTGCCCGGCCACCCCGTAGACGGCCAAGATCCGCATCGCGGCGTTTCCGAGCGAGAAGACGACGGACGCCGTGAACCAGTGCGGGGCGCCGCTGAAGGACCGGAACAGGAAGAACTGAGCGAGCACATAGAACGGGAGGGCTCTCGGTAGGATCTCGAGCCACGACGTCCCAACCGGGACGGAACGGTGGAGGTACTCCGTCACCAAGATCGCGGCGTTCGCCAGCAGCGACGCGGCCCACCAGGTCACTCGATGCCCTCCCTCTCCACGTACCACGTCGCGACCCTGAGGCGGTGAACCTCGGCCCCGGGTTCCACGTCCGGGAGGTCGTCGACGTGGATGTTCGAGAACGGGATCCACCCGGACCACCCAACGTCGGTCCTCACGAGGGCTGCCTTGGTGGAGGTCCTCACGATCCGGCAGGGACCCACGTCCTCGACGTCGTCGGACCTCAATTAGCCCCCCGAATGATTTTCGCGGGCTCGATGACGGAGGGGATCGCCTTCAGCGACCTCACGTCCGCCCAGTGCAGGGCGTGGACTGCCTTCTCCCCCGTAGTCTCGACCACGATGATCGTCGGGATCGGGATCGCGAGCTGGAGCTGGTAGGCGACTTGCCGGAAGACGACGACGGGCTTGAACCCCGTCTCCTCGAGCTCGGTGGTGCTCATCCTGTCCGCCCCCTCCGGCGGCCTCATCGTCAGCACGAGCTCCGATTGGATCTGGAGTTGCTGCTCCCCCCCACCCCCCTTCGGGTGGCCGTGTCGGTTGTGGCCCTTCAACCTCTTTCTCCTCTTCTTAGCGTGGCCTCGACGAGGTCGTCGGCTTGGCGGCGCAGGGAGGGAAGGTCCCCGGGCTCGGCGATGAGGTCGGCGTCCACCTCCATCCCCCTCCACGCCTCGTCCGAGGCGTGGCCCGTTCTCTCGCTCTCTCCCTCGCCCGTCTTGATCGTCCTCCAGATCACGCCTCCGGCGGCTCGGATAGCGGTGAACTCGTTCGGGAAACGAACGTCGGGGACGACGTGGAGGGCGTGCCCCGCCCCCATCGACTTCCTCGCCGACTCGCTCCTGTCCCTCATGTAATGGAATCGGGCCCTGTCCTCCATCACCTCCCCGACGACGTGGTCGATCCAGGTCTCCGGGTAGACTGACCGAAAGCACTCGGTCCCGACGAACTCGAGGACCCACCTCGCGAGCCAGGGGCGACCCACCCTCTCGGGCCAGGCCCCCCGAAGAGACCGAGCACCCGGGGCACGAGGCCGAACTTCGCGAGGGGGGCGCTCTTCTCGACCTGGGTCCCGTAGAAGTCGCGGTATTGGATGCCGAGGACGTCCATCAACGTCGCCTTCAGCTTGTTGGCGACGCCGATCTTCTTGAAGCCCCACTTCTCCAGGTGGTTCGCCACCGTGTCTTTGCCGGACCCGATATCCCCGCAGATCCCGATCAAGATTTCTCCGCTCACGTCTTCTCCTTCTCATGTTTGCTGGCCCGGGGCCCTCACCGGGGACGAGGTCCCGGCGGGAGGGGCGGGCCCGCGGGCCAGCGAGCGGGGGAGAAAATCGCGTCCCCCGACCCTACTAGTCGAGGGGACCCCCTCTTCTCGAGGACCTGCCACGTCGCCTTCGACTGGGGCGCTCCTCTTCCTCCTCTTCCTCCTCTTCCTCTTCTTCCTCTTCTGCGTCGACGTAGTCCGCGAAGTCGTCCATCGGGGACGATCGACCGCTGAAGGGCTCGTCGTCCTTGACCTTCTGGACGTTGTCGAGCTGGAGCGAGACCCCTTTCCGGTTCGCCTTGGGGAAGAACCACCCGTAGGCTCGAACGGTCGCCCGGTACCAGGCCCCGGAGTAGAGCTCGGAGCGGTCGGTGATGGGCTCGAGCTCGCGGTCGACCACGCCGGGCCGGTCTATCGAGGTGGCCGAGACGGAGTAGCACCCCTCCCACTCCTCGTACTCGCTGTCGTCCCCGTCCTTGATCGTGGTGATGAGATTCTTCGGGACCGTCCCCCACTTCCTCTCGGCCGCCTTTCGGGCCACCTTCTTGAGCTTTCTCCAGAAGGGGTCGTCCTTCGGGAGCACGATGTTGACCCCGTACTTGGGCTCCTGGTCCCCGAAAGATCGCGGGGTCGTGAGGGTCACGAACGACCCGCGGAATATGGGGGTCGTCAGCTTGAGCTCGTTCCTGTCCCCGGTCGAGCTCCTCTTCCGCGCGCGGCTTCTTCGCATTTACTCTTCCTCCTCGTCGGGTGGTGTCGCGAAGTCCTTCGCCGCGAGCTCCACCTTGGTGAGTGGTTTCCTCGAATCGGACTCGGGGACGACGGTGGGGGGGCCCTCGGGCCCCTGCTCGACGAGCCTCTCAATGGCCCTCTTGGGCCTCTCCTCGTCCCCCTTGACTAGCTTCTCGATCGCGCTGGGGCTCAGGAGCGCGCTCGGCTTCTCGATCTGATCGACGGAGAGCCCCCACCTCTTGGTGAGAAAGCGCCTGGTCCTGGCCTCGCTCCTCCACCTGCGGTTGCCGCGCCTCCCGCGGACGACCTTCCACCCCTCCACCTCCTCCCCGCTCAGCAGCATCGAGCGAGCCCTCGCCTCCACGCCGTTGCACCATTGGCGTAACAGCGGGACGAGGTCGAGCTTCTCCTTCCAGGAGGAGGACCGGTCCGCGGACTTGAAATCGTCCGCGGCGACCACGTCGACGCGGGCCTGAAGGGCGCGGCACCTCGTCTTCGCGAGGCAGAATCGACAGTTCTCATCCGAGGGCTGGTATTCCAGGCCCTCTCCCCTCCTGATGAGGTCGATCGTCTTTCGGACCTCCTCGCCCCACTTCTCGAGCCTCCTCCTCGAAACTTCCCAGGAGTTGAAGTTCTCCGCGGCCGGCTGGGCGATGGTGAGGCGAACCTTTGAGAAGTCGAACGCGGCGCGGTACTTCCTCGCGACCGCCAGGGCGTATATGCTGAGCTGCTCGTTCTCCTCCGGGTCGACGAAGATGTACCCGGCCTTGAAGTCGATGACCTCGAGCCACGGCGGGTCGAAGACCACCGCGTCGGCTCGTCCTCGACACCCGGGGGCGAACTCGGCTCGCACCTCGTAGAACTTCGCGCCGGGGCGAGCTCGCACGAGGTCGACGTACTCCTCGACAGACAGGCGGTCGTCGACCGGGAGGTCCTTCGGGGGATCGCCGCCGGTCCTGAGGCAGTGCTCCGCGACCTCGTGAAGCTTGTGCCCCCTCTCGGCGTAGCGGCGCTCGGGCTCCTCCAGGTCGCTCACGTCGATCGTGGGGCTGGCGGTGCAGGAGAGCCACCTCGACGCGGAGGAGGGGTGGAACTTCAGCTCGTGGGGCATGGTCCTTCCTGGAGAATTACCGCGGGCGCGCGGATCTCGGAGCGGGGGAGTTCGAGGTCGCTCTCCCCGCGCGCCCGCGGCTCGGCTAGTCCTCCTCCCCCTCCTCGTCATCGGAGTCGTCATCGGAGTCGTCGTCGGAGTCCTCGTCGTCGGCGTTGTCCTCGTCGTCGGCGTTGTCCTCGAGATACTTCTTCGCGGCCTTGATCGCCTTCCCGTAGTCGTCCGGGTCGAGCTCGCCCACCTTGTCGGTCCCGAAGGACTCGAGGACCTCCTCGGCGCCCTCGTTCCCGTGCTCCTCGATCACGTCGATGAACACCGCGCGGACGTCGTCGAGGGAGGGCCCCTTCTTGCCCTTCTTCACCTTCTTGCTCTTCTTCGGTTTCGAGCCCTTCTTCCCCTTCTTCCCTTTCGAGTCCTTTTTCGGGTCCTCGCTCGCGCCCTTCTTCGGATTCGAGGCCGCTAGGGCCGAGGCGAAGACCTCGGCGGCCTCCTTGAGCGCCTCGACGCCCTCGGAGAGCGTCTCGAGCCCCTCGGCGATCTTCTGCCTCACCTTCTCTCGCTCGTTGTCCTTGCTCACGTGGGTCGTTCCTCTCGACTATGTTGGGTTGTCACTTCTTCTTGTCGACTTGCCGCCGCTTCCACTCGGCCTTCGCCTCGCGCTCGCATTGGCGGCAGTAGCTCTTCTTCCCGAGCCTCATCCTCAGGTTGTCGCCGAACTGCCGGAGCGGCTTCACCTCCCGGCACCTGGCGCAGGGCTTCGACCTCGGCCTCCGATCTCGCATCTCCCTTCCCGGGTCCCGTGGACCTAGTCTCGCGAATACAGTATCCTAGCGCCAACCTCATCGGGAGTAAAGGGGTGGTTTTCGGGGACGACCTGGTCGACGACCTCCTTCTTCTCCAGGGCCCTCCTGAGCATGTGCTCGTCGATCGAGCCGGAGATCGTCAGGAGGTCCACGGTGACGTTCCCGGTCGAGCCTATCCGGTGGGCCCGGTCGGCGGCCTGCTCCAGGGTGCTCGGGACCCAGGAGGCCTCGGCGAAGACCACGTGGCTCGCGGCGGTGAGGTTGAGGCCCACCCCGGCCGCCTCGACCTGCCCGATGAAGAGCCGAGTCCTGGACCCCTGCTCCTGAAACCTGTCGACGGCCGCCTGGCGCCTCCTCGGCGTTTGACCCCCCATCACCATGACCGGGTGGTACCTTTTCAGCTCCCCCGCCAGGGCGTGGATCACGTCTCGGTGGTGGGCGAAGAGGATGACCTTGGGGACGGCTTCGAGGAGGTCCTTGACGTGCTGGGCGGCGAGGGGGACCTTCCGCTGACCGTGGAGCTTCAAGACATCAGACATGGCCTCGAAGGCCACGGGCTCCCTCATGCGGCGGAGGTCCCGAAGAGAGAAGTCCTTCTCCCTGGACGGCACGGGGAGGTCGAGGGCCATCACCCTCCAGGTCTTGTCGGGGAGCTCCGGGAGAACGTCCCCCTTTCTGTAGCGCAGGCAGTGGGGCCTCAGGAGCCGGCGAAGCCTCGGGAGGTTGCTGGCGCCCCGAACGTCCAGCTCCCCCCACTCGTTCTCGTAGGCCGCCGCGAACTTGAGGGCGAAACCCGCGAAGCTCCTCCTCGTGACCCTCATCGCGTAGAGGAGCGGCCAGAGCTCGATCGGTCGATTCGGGACGAGGGTGCCAGAGAGTGCAAACACTCGGCCCTTCTTGCCGACCTTTCGGATCAGCCCGCAGACGAGCCGGGACCTCTTCGCCTCCGGGTTTTTCACGTAGTGGACCTCGTCGACGACGAGGGTCTTGTATTGGCGCGGGTCGACCTGGTCGAGGTTCGAGTCCGCGTAACTGACGACGTCCCACGCCCTCGTGGATCGGCGCCTCCACGTCTCGATTTCTCGCCTCCAGTTGATCTTGACGCTGGCGGGGGCCACCACGAGCGCCGGGAGGTCGGCGGCGAGGATCGAGACCATGCTCTTTCCAAGCCCCGGGTCGTGCGCGAGAATGGAGCGGTGCCTAGCCCGCAAGAACTCGATGGACTTTACCTGGTAGTCATAGGGTCGAGGGCGGCGGTCGTGGGTCCTCGTCACCTCTTCACCTCTGAGAGAGGGCCCCCCAAGGCGATGGCCGAGGGGGGCCGTTTGGCGGTTTCCCAAGTGCTCCTCGTTGTCGTCAGCAACGCATAGGCGAACCTCCCGTGAAACGTTACAAGGACCTGATCTCCGCGTCAAACAAGGCTCGCGTGACGGTCTACCCGAGCGCCTTCGCCACGAAGAAAACGGGGGCCGAGGGCCTCTCCTTCCGATCCCTCCCCGACCTCGCGAGGTGGCTCCGCCGAAAGCCCCCGAAGATCCGCGAGAAGAGGGCCGTCCCCCTCTTCTCCAGGGGGCTCTGCCGCGGGCCCAGGAAGAAGGCGAACCTCGAGCCTCCGTTCCTGGTGGTCCTGGACGTCGACAAGTCGCCCGTCAGCTTGAAGGAGTGCTCCGCGCGCCTGAGGACCATGGGGGTCGACCACGCCGGCCACACGACCTACTCCCACGGGGCCAAGAGCGGGGTTCACTCGTACCGGGTCTTCACGGACCACGCGGCCCCCTCCTGGGAGGCCCTCGAGCAGATCACGACCCAGCTCTTCCGGCTCGCGGCCCTGGAGCCCACCCGCGAGAGCTGGGCGAGCCCCTGCTTCTTCGCCCCGGCCGTCCACCCCGATCGGAAGGCGCTCTACCGCTACGAGGAGTCCTTCACTGGGGGCTCGACCTGGCGCGCGAGGCGGTTGCCCAAGGAAAAACCCGAAAAGTCCTCTTCCACGGGCCCGCCCGAGGACGTGGACGTGGACGAGCTCCGCGGGGCCCTCGAGAAGGTCTCGAACGCCGACTACCACCAGTGGGTCCGGGTCGGCCAGGCCCTCCACTCCTCGGGGCTCGAGGAGGCCCTCGAGCTCTGGCTCGAGTGGTCCGCCGGCCAGGGATACCCGGACTTCGACGCCGGCCTCTGCGAGGAGAAGTGGGGGACCTTCTCGGAGGGGGGTGGCGTGGGGCCCGGGACCATCTATCACCTCGCCAGAAAAGGGGGCTGGACCCCGGAAAGGGCGACGCCCCAGGAGGACTTCGGGGACTCCGCCTCCCCCCGCCTGAGGGCCCTCAGAACCTTCAACGAGGAGTATGCCTACGTCGCCATCGGGCAGGGCATGATCGCCCACCTGAGATCCCTGGAGCACCCCGTCGTCTTCATGTCGACCAGGGCCTTCCTGGGCCTCCACCTGCACCCCCGGTTCAAGACCGGGGACAAGAAGAAGGACGGGACCCCCGTCCGAGACTCGATCGGGAACCTCTGGTTCGGGTGGAAGCAGAGGCGCTCCTACTCGGGGCGCGACTTCCTGCCCCCCGGCTCCGGCGAGGAGCTCCCGGAGGGGGTCCTCAACCTCTGGCGGGGTTGGCGGTACGATCCCGGCCCCGGGAGCTGCGAGCGGTACCTGGCCCACGTTCGGGAGGTGGTCTGCTCCGGGGACGAGACCCTCTACGAGTGGGTCCTGGCTTGGATGGCCCACATGGTGCAGCGCCCCTGGGAGAAGCCCGGGACGGCGATCGTCCTCAGGAGCGGCGAGGGGACCGGCAAGGGCGTCTTCGCCAACGCGCTGATCGAGCTCTGCGGGGTCCACGGGATCCACGTCACGCACCCGGGCCAGCTCACGAGGTCGTTCAACTCCCACCTGGAGGGGAAGCTCCTGGTCTTCGCCGACGAGGTCACCTGGGGCGGCCGACGGCTCGAGGAGGGCACCCTCAAGAACATGGTGACGGAGAAGAAGGGGACCTTCGAGAAGAAGGGGGTCGACGCCACCCCGGGCCGGGACTTCTGTCGGCTCGTCATCAGCTCGAACAACCAGTGGGTCGTCCCGGCGAGCGCCACCGCCAGGAGGTGGCAGGTCCTCGACGTCTCGGGGGAGAAGGTCGGCGACCGGGAAGGCTGGTTCCGGCCGATCGTGGAGGAGCTCGAGGGTGGAGGCTACGGGGCCCTGATGCGCCACCTTCGGAGCCTCGACCTCGCCGACCTCCCGGACCCGAGCGAGATCATCAAGACCGGGGCCCTCAGGGACCAGAAGCTCGAGAGCCTCGACTCGATCGACCAGTGGCTTCGGGTCGTCCTGGACGCCGGGAGGCTGTCCGACTTCGAGGAGGGCTGGCCCGGCGGCTTCACCTCGAAGGTCTCCGTGTACGAGAGCTACCAGAGGGTGGCCCAAGACGTCGGGATCTCTAGGAGGAGCGTCGAGATGGACGTGATGGGGAGGCTCAAGAAGGTCTTCGGGGACCTCCGCGAAGGGCGCAGGCGCGTGGAGGGGGACAGGGCCAGGGTGATCCGGCTCCCGCCCCTGGAGGAGGCGCGCGGGGCCTTCGAGGAGCACGTGGGCGCCGAGCTAGAATGGGGGGAACCGTGAGCTCACCCAAGGTCCTGAACGCGAAAACCACCCCCGATTGGGAAGATCGCGTCTTAGCCGGGACCGCCGTCTACGTGGGGCGCCCCTCGAAGTGGGGAAACCCGCACCGAGAAGGACCAGGCATGACCAGGGAAGAGGCCGTCGAGGCTTACCGCCTCGACTTGCTGAGAAACCCTGGCCTCCTAGCCGACCTCCACGAAGTCCGGGGAATGGACCTCGTCTGCTGGTGCTCCCCGAAACCATGCCACGCTGATCCAATCCTCTACCTCGCAAATGGACCCTTGGCGTGACGCTTTTTCACCCAGGCGACCCCTTTACCTGATAGTTCCTCCTCCCGGCGATTCCGGCCGCCCCGCGACGAGGTGCGCGGGGCACTCAAAAAGGAGCTCCGACCATGAAGGCGATGGCACTGATAACCCCCGTGGGGATCTACCCCATCGCCCCTTTCGAGCCTCATGCGAAAAGTCCAGGCTGCCGAAGGGCGATGGGGTAGTTCTGTGAACCAGACCAAGCGCCAGTCGGATGATCTTGAAGAATTCGCCCCCGAGGCTGATCTACCCCTCGATCCTGGTATCCGGCACGCCGTGCTTGTCCTGCGTGCTGGCGGAATCGAGACATTCGAGTCCTGTGAGGGGGGTCCGGGCCATGCCTTCCCGGACCCAACGATCAAGTTCGACGGCAGCTCATGGGCAGGCTATCGGGCGTTCGCCGTGGCGATGGAACACGGCTTGCCTGTGTTGCGGCTTCAGCACGTCTATCACTGCTCCGACGGCCAATTGGCCGGGCCATGGTGGGAGCTTGTGTTCCGGCCAGAGATTCGAGATCTAGCCTAGACGCTGGCAATGCTCGCACTTGGGCCGGCCACCGGTGCCGGAAACCTTGTTCTGGGGCTCGATGTTGTTTCCCTCGGTGCAGCTGCTGTTGTCATGATAGACGTTGCGATCGCTCTTCTTCTTTGAGTGGAACGGGGCCACCTTGGCCATGTTTCCTCCTTGACGCCCGTCGGCTTCCTGCCCCCCGAGTGGTTCGGGGGCCAGCTCCTGCCGGGGGCGGTCTACGAGCTCGAGCTCCCCGGCCCCTTCCTCCACTTCACGCGACCGACCCCGGAGGGTCGCGGCCTGTCCACGTCCTGCCCGGTTGCTCGGAGGGTCGAGCGCCCCCCGACCTCACCGCCGAGCGGTTCTTCGCCGTCGCCGTGACGAGGCCCCTCCCCTTCGAGGGAAACGCGGGTGGCGGCCAAGTCGCCCCGGAGGGGGCACCCACGAGGGCCGTTCAAGCTATCCTCGACCGGGTCATGCCCCACGAGAGCCGCTCCCTGACGAGCGTCGACCACAAGGTCAAGGTGTCCCTGTGGACGGACGGCTCCGTGGTGGCGCGGTCCCGGGGCCACCGGGGCGGCTTCTCCGACGCCGCCGCCTTCGAGGACTGGCTGGGGAAGCTCGCGGCCGGCGGGCTCCCCGGGAACGCCTTCCAGCCCCGCGACGCCCCGACGATCCGCCGCCTCTGGCGCCTGCTGCGCGTCGACCCCGAAGACTAGCCGCGACACCAGATCCTCGACGCCCTCGCGCGCCCCGCCCGCGCCGAGCCGCTCCTCCCCGCGGGGACTCGCGCCCCGGGTGGCATACACCTCGTGATGTGGAGATCGCCCCACACCGTTTTCCCCGCGGGGACCCCAAGGTAGGGACGGTCGGGACAGGTTGGGACAGAAAAAACCCTTTAACCTCGATGGGTTGCCCTACCGTCCCTACCGTCCCTACCTTTTTTGAATTAGAAGAAAGAAGAAAGAAGAGAGAATAGAAGGAAATATACATACTCTAATGTAGAGAAGAAGAAAAAGAGAGTGTTCTATATAAGATGAATTTAGAAAAAGGTAGGGACGGTCGGGACGGTAGGGCAACCCCTCGGAATCATTAAAGATTTCGGCCTCGGGAGGTAGGGACAAGGTAGGGACAGGTTGGGACAGTTGGAATAAAGTGGACAAAAGAGTCAACTTTCGATCGCGCGCGCGGGCGAGTCCCGCGCGAGCGCCCGGGCGAGCCCGCGAGCGCCGCCGCGAGGGCTCCCGAGCCGCTAATCTTGACCTCGGCGCCGCGTTATTGTGGGGGTGGAATCCCGCGCGTTGAAGCTCGAGCGGATCGGCGCTGGTGGGAGGCAGTGATAGAGTGGTGCTTCCCCACGAAAGCGGCACTCTTCCGACCTTCGAGCTCCCCGGCGCTTCGGCGCGGCGGCGGCGCTCAGGCTCCGGTCCGCCCAGGCTGGGGGGCGTCTCGGCTCAGACCGCGCCCCGTGGTCAAGTATTCCGAACCGCTCTGATGAGGCGCGGGGGGTAGGGGGCGACGATTCCCCGCGGGACCCACCCCCCTCCCAGGCGCGCGGTCCCCTCGAGCGCGGGCCTCGCGCGGTGGCGGTCTACACTACATAATGTGGAGATCGCGGGGAGGGGCGGGGCGCTCGCGGGCGGGGCTAGCGCGGGGTCTTCAGCAGCATCTTTCGACGAGAATTCAAGGAAGGTCTTGACGCCGAGGGGAGGGGTGGATATCCTTCGCGGAGAGGAATCCACCTATTTCGCGCCGAGTGGGGGAGCTCGGGGAAGGAGAGCCGCGATGATCGCGACCGCGACCACCATCAATCGGAAGGAGCTGAGCGGGGCGCTGGCGGCGCTGAACCGCGTGGCTGGGAGGCGGCGAGCGTCGTCGATCCTCGACTGCGTTCGCTTCGCGGCTGGGGCGTCGGGGGAGCTGGAGTTGACGGCGACCGACCTGGAGCTGGCGGCGGTCTGGCGGTTCCCCGGGGTCGCGGGGCCTGAGCGCGGCTTCTGCGCGTCCCTGCGGGAGCTGGCGAAGAGGGTGAAGGGGAAAGTGCCTGAGGTCGAGCTGGAGGTAGACGACGCGGCGGGAATGGTCCACGTCCGGGTCGGCGCGGTGGCGTCGACGCTGGTCGCGTCGTCGGCGGGGGAGTTCCCGGAGTTGCCGGCGCTCGGGGAGCCCTTCGCGGGCGCCTCGATCGACGTTGGCGTCGTCGCCAAGCTCTGCCGGGAGACCGCGTACGCCGTCTCGCGGGACGAGACTCGGTACTGCTTGAACGGGGTCTACGTGGAGCGGGACGGGGAAAG